TTTAGTATCTCCAACTGCTAATATTTATATAGATATTTTTAGTAAAGAACAAATAAGAAAACTAGAACTCAGTAGAATTACTTATAGTTTAAACGACAAAATTGAGAAAAATCAAAAATTAACTACTAATGAACAGAATGTTTTAAAATCAAGAATTAATGCAATTCCTGTAAGCCAAGATATTAAAAATGAAATACAAAATAACATTTACAGTAGTGATATAGTAAAAAGAAGAGCTGGTCTTGAACGATTAAATAGTTATTACACTTCTGTATACTCTTCTCAATATAATGGTAAAAAATATATGCCTAATAGTAGTATGGCAAATCGTAAGATGAATGCTTATTTAATAAGTAAAGGTATTGACATTGGGAACTTCCTTAATACAGATACTTATTATAATTTAACTGGACAAAGAGTTACTAGTGATGAACTATATACTATTAGAAGTAATGAATTTACTTTATTTACAAACGGAAGATTAAAATTTCAATTTAACAAAGGTAATTTAGTTATTATTGATACTAATACAAATGAAGTTATTGGTGTAAATTTTGAACAAACTATTCCATCAGTTGATAAAGCAGAAGTATATACTAGAACTATTGGTAAAATGTTTAATTTAACTAATTACTTAAACAAAAATATTGACAATAGAACATTATCATATATTACTCTAAATGATGTAATTGAGCAACACGATTTATTAAGTGAAAGTACATTAAAAGAAATAACTGACAAATATGGTGATACAAGTGATGAGTCGGTATTTGCATATTTGCAAAGAGAAATTGTAAATAAATCAAGAAGGTCTACTTGTATCGTATTAACAAGTACTGGAGAATTTGTATTTGCTGATGTAAATAAATTAAACAATATGTTAATAGAGCAAGATTATGAAAAGTATAAATCAAATGTAAGTTATGGTATACAAGAGTTTATTAAAAGTTCTTATATAACTAGTACAAAAGACGTTAAAGTTAAATTTACAAATTTAGGAACAGACTATGGCAAATACAATCCAGCTAGTAGAACAATATTTGTAAATACTAGTTTGTTAAATGATATTAATATGCTTAAAATAACTATAGGTCACGAATTTCAACATGCTTTACAAGTTGAACAAGGAGTGACACAAGGTTTCTCATCATCATTTTTGTATGATATGAATAAAAAGCAACCTGGAAAAGTTAAAAGTATTGTTGCAGATATTAAAAAACATGTCCCTAACATATTTGATGAATATCGTAAAACTGTAGATGGCAAAGTTAGGTCAGATATTGAAATTGCACAAATGTTCTTGTATAACGCAAGTTATGGTGAGTTAATGGCCACAAACAATAATATAGAAATAACTTACTATCCTATTGTATCTGATGGTAATAAATTGTATATGCCTTGGGGAGCAAAATATGATTTAGGTAATTTAAATATAATGTATGGTTTAAGTATAAATTCTATTACAGAGTATGCTAACAAAACTTATACAGATAGTCTTACAAATATGACTGATGACTATAGTATAGATGACTTTATTAATAAACCAACTAGTATATTTATTATGGCTGATGGTTCTATTAGAAAAGTTAAAGATGGTAGTAATCATTATAATGTTATTAATACAATTACTCAAAATCTAACATCTAATACAGCTATAAATTATTTTGATGGTTTACCAGAAGTATCAGTTCAAATATCTCCAAACAGTGAATTATATGTAGCAATAAGACTTGGTGAAGGTACTACTAGTCAATCATTAAGTTCATTAACTGAAATTATTAATACTTTATATGATTATGATATTGATTTTGAACTTGGAGCTATTTACGAAAGCGAAAACTCTGTTATGGTAAACTCAAGTATTGCTGAAAATGCAGAAGATATAATATTAAAATATAATATGTTAAAACGTTTAAAAAATAGTAATACATTATCAATGTCATCATATAAAGAAAGTGATGTAACAAGTGATAAAGAAGTTAAAAAATTAACTCCTGAACAAGAAGAACGTAAACTTAAACGTAAAATTACTAACAAAACTGGTAAAGGTAAATGGATTAGTAAAAAGGCTATGATTGATGCTGAAGGTCATATTGTAAGAGATAAGGCTGGAAATATTAGATACAATTACAAATATGAAACCGATAGAAAAATTACTCAAGCCGAAGGTAAAGGAACTAATCTTGAAAAATATGGTTATACTAAACCTTATAAAATTACTCAACTTAATAAAAATACGAAATCATTTATATTGAATGCTACTTCTGACATTGATGAAAAGTTATGGAATAAAGTTACTAAAGGTATATTAACTCAACAATCAGTTATGGACTATTTACGTGATAGTGATACTATTGACGATAAAACATTTAAACTTATTAATGATAGTTACTTTAAAAATTCTGACATTAAAACATTTGATGATTTAAAAAACTTTGTAGAACATTCAAATGAATATTATGCGTTAAGAGTTATTGCTAGACAACTTGGTTACAGTGAAAAGTTGACTAATATTAGTGACCCTAACTTTATACAAAAATTTGTAGAAGCTATTTCAACTGATAAATCATTATCTAAATTGTATGCTAGACTAAGAGATAATTATAGTACATACAAAGGTGAAGATATTGTAATTAGTAACAAATATTTAAGAAAGCTTTGGATGGAAAAGTTTGATGGTTCAGTTGACTCAGCTGGTGCTATCGCATTAATTGCAAAAGAAGCTGCTATTAAAAAATGGATTGTTACTGGTGAAGGTTCATCTCTTGCAAGAAGAAGTTTACAAGAACAAACTGGTGATGATATTACATTAGGTGATGCTATTGCTAAAACTGAAATGACTTCAATACAAAGTGCTTATTCATATATTGACTATGGTGTAGATAGAGATGAGAAAGTTGATGCTATTATGCAAGTATTTTCACCAGATTATGCTAGACAACTTATAGCTGAAGGTAAAGGTCAATACTTTATTATGGGAGCATTAAAAGAGAAACGTGAACAACTGTTAAAAATGTCTAATAAACAATTTGCAGCTGAATATGAGAAGATTATTAATGGTAGGTCAGAAGCTGAAATTAATAAAATGTTTAACGTAGCTGTTAGTGCAGAAGCAAGTGGTCTTGATGCTACTAAACTTACCAGTAAACAAATGGACAAATTTGCTAAACTTACAGAAGAAAGTAGTGAAGTATTTAGACCTTCATCTGCCGTTGTAAATAACTTAAACTCTCTTGTACGTACAATAAAATCTCATTTGTCACCAAGTGATAGAAAACGTTTCTTGGAACAAAATAGTGATATATTTGATAGTAAACTTAAACTTAAAGATAGTGCTTATAAAATAGCAGATGGTTATAAAGATACAAAAGTTCTTGTAGAACTTGAAAACAGAATTAGACAACTTTCAAAAGATACTAAACAAGGTTTATATCAATCTAAAGCTGCAATGCAATATAAAAAAGTTTATGAGAACAAAGTTAAACAACTTAATGAAACAATTAAAAAATTAAAATCAGGTGCTTCTGTTGATACAGTTCCATCTGTAACAGTAAATGTTGATACTAATGTAATTACATTAAGTACAAATAGAGAGATGCCACCTATTATTAAAGACATTCTTAAAAAACAATTTAAAGATGTGGCTCCATCACTTACACAATATATAACTGATAAAGACGCAATACATATGAAAATGAGCGTGTCAGAATTTATTAGTAATAATGCTAACTATTTGTATAACTTAAACCAAGACCAGGTAAATCAAATCGTAGATTACTTTGAAAATACATTTCCATTACTTGGCAGCGAAAATGAACGACAATATATTGCAACTCAAATTTGTTTAAGCACATTCTTGTTAAAAGCAAATAAAAATCAATCTTATGACTGGTCATTAACAAATGAACAAGTTAAAGTTCTTGAAGGTAAATTAGCTTCAACAGTTAGTGAGTCAGCTGCAGTTCTTCCAGTATGGCGTGATGCTATGAAAGATTTACAACCTGAAAAAATAATTGCATCATCATTTGCTAGACAAACTGGTATTGAATACGAAGGTATGGAAACTGATATTGACAAAATTATATCTGCTAACAATACTGGTGATATTAAAAAGATTATTGAAGCTAGACAATCAATGTATGAAAATGCAATTAAAAATTATAAAGGTAGAAAACGTACTGGAATGCAAAAACTTCTTGACTTTCAACGTTTAATGATGTTAAGTGGACCTGGAACTTGGATGCGTAATATTTCATCAAACCTTGTAATGGGTGAAACTAATACATTGTCAGAACATGTTGGTAAAGCGACTACTAATTTATTAGGTAAATTATTTTCTAAATTAAAACCTCGTGAAGGTCAATATCAAATTATTGGTACTAAAGTTAGTTCAGAAGCTAGAACATTCATTAACAACCAAATCGTAAACAATGGTTTACTTGCATTAATTAAAGATGGTTTTAACAAATATGATTTTAGAAAAACTAAAAATCAAGGTGTTGATGTAACATTAACTGATTTAATTGTAAATAGTATACAGTCAGAAATTTTCCAAAACACACAATTTAAGTTTAAAGCTACACAAGACTTTCAAAAACTTATATACAAAATGATGTCTGATGATAAGTTTATCAATAATCGTGCTGTTGTATATTTAGGAAAAATACTCACTGAAAGTAAAACAGATTTAACTAAAGGTATAACTACAGATGTTATGAACAAGCTTGCAGATGCATACACATTAGCTGCTATGGAATATATGCATAAACATAACTTTATAAATGACGTTGAAACTAAACTGAAGGAAAAAAGTCCAGCTGCATATTTTGTATGGAAACAAGTTGCACCATTTGCAGCATCAAGTTGGAACTGGTTTGTTGAAGGTTTAAACTATACTCCAGTTGGTCTTGCTAAATCAATTATAAACTTTGCAAAACTTGAAAAGAGTATTGAACGAATTGATGCTAAACGTCAAAAAGGTGAAATGACTTATTCAAGTAAATTTGCACAATATGTTGCTATTAAAAATATTGGTAAAGGTATTATTGGTTCAATTGGTATGGCAATAGGTATTGCATTAGCTGCATCTGGTAAAGCTGGTATTGATGAAGAAGATGATAAGTACAAATTAAGAATAGGCGATATTAAAGTTGATATTAGTGATATATTTGGAACACAAGGTATTATGATGGGCATTGCTTTAACATCAGCTATTGTAGAACAAAATCAAAGTGTATTAGATGTATTTGCAAGTACTCTTGATATTATGTTTGAAGATAGTTTGTATACAACATTCTGGGACGTATTCAGATATAGTCAAGGTTTTAGTGATTTTGTAACATATATTCCAAATAATATGTTACAAATGATGATACCTAACTTTATGAAAACTTTATCATCTGTTGTAAGTAAATACAAAGTTAAATATGACAAAGGAATACTTGGTAAAATTGAAAAAATAGCTAACCAAGCAATTCCATTTCTATCATATGCAATGCCACATTATGTGGACCCTTATACTGGTGAAGAACAAGTACCATATAAAGCTTGGTGGTTAACAAACGCCATAAACAAATTTACTCCAGTAAAAATTTACCCTTACAATGTAAGTGATACGGAACAATTGGCTACTGAACTTGGAGTAAATAAATCGATGTTAACTGGTAAGTATACAATTAATGGTGAGTCTGTAAATTTAAGTAGTAGTCAGGTTGAAGAACTAAACAAATTCTATGGTAAACTTAATAAAGACGAACTTCACAAATTAATGACTACAAATAAAAAATATAAAGTTCAAAAAACTGATGGAACATATACAGAGTTACCTTACTCTAAAATGTCAGACAAACAAAAAACCGCCGTCATCAATCGTATAATGAATGACAACGGCAGCAAATCTAAAATTTATGTTTTGACAAAGAGTAATAAATATACTTATTATGCTAGCGATAATGAATACCAAGAATTAAAGAAACTTGGTATAAACGTTAAAAGAGCAGTTGGAAATAAAAAGGGCTTAGTTAAAAACTAAACCCTATACCAACCTCTTTTACTTAATTCAGCATGTAACCAGTCCAGTTCTTCAACTGTTCCGGTTATTTCCAAATAATCTCCTGATAACGGGCATCTCACTGTGAGGTGCTCGTTGTCCATTTCCACAAAACGTAAAGACTTCTTTATTCCGTGACATCTGGACTCAATATGTTTTAAACAGTCATACTTGCTAGGATAATCATAAGGAATAAACGTTTCAGTAAATATTGTCATAATAACCTCCTTAATTTAATACATTTATTAAAGATTTTAATATATAATATTTTATCTATGATAATTTATTCATAAGATATAGAAACTTGTCAATATTATATATTAAAATCTTTTTAAGTTATATTTATAATTTATTTTTAATCAAGATTTAAGTCAAATTTATGCGTATACTTTAATTCGCCATTATCTAAAATACGCCAAGGAATATCAAGTAAACCAGCACATCTTTCAATGTAATACATATAATCAAGTTGCTTTCTAATTTCATTAAAATCATACAAACTCAAGTCATCATTCATTGTATAACAATTTTCAGGAATGTTTGGCATCTTAGCATAAGATATATTACCTAATCTAACTTTGTATTTATATAACATACCATAATTTTTATCTTTTGTAGCAATTACACGGTTTGCCTTAAATAGTTGTTTTTCACTACCATCAGCAAATCTTTGTATAACACCTCTATAAGTTGGACCTTTTGTACATACAATTACAAAATCAGACAAGTTTTTGTTATTAAAAATTGATGATACAATATCGGTTCCATTTCTTAAAAATTCAATAGCAGCTTTTGAACAAGCAAATGCAGTTAAAGGTGACATATTTACATAACCAAGACGTTTAATATCATTATTTAACCAAGCACCTTTATATTTTAATTTACCACCTTCTTTAATAAGTAGATAGTTATTTACATTTCTTTGCCAAATTTTTTCAACCAAATCTTCTTCCATATTGATACCACTTATTTTAGTCCATTCACCAGTTAACTTTCTAACTAAGTCAATATCTTTACGTCTAAAATAACAAAGTATACCATCAGTATTAGTTTGAATAATTTGTAAACCTGGAACTGTATTATATAATTTATTTGCAAGAGCTCCAAGAAATATTTGACCAACTCTACAGGTTCTAGTGCATTGATGTGGGTCATATAAGTCAAGCCACTTATTACCAGATGCACCAAATGTTGTATTAAGAACTAGTTTATATGCAAGTTGTTTATCAGTATCTTCTTTCGTTTTGTTAGGTTTATGTTTGATTTCCATACGTTTTCTGTAAATATCACTGAATACTTCCGGGTTAACGACACATCTACTTAAACAATTAAATTGTATTAACATTGATGGATAATATGACTCAGCATCAACGTTGACTAGCATCCATTCATCATTTGCTTCAACATAAATATCGTTGTCAAGTATTGAATGAATACCACCATTTCCAAATGAAACAGTATTATTAAATAGTTTAACTTCAAATGATTTTGTATCAGTTAAAATTGTTTCAATTATTTTGTTAGGTAAATTATCATAACAGTATTGTTTAATTCTATCAGGTAGTTCTACTTCAATTTTCTCAGCATCACTAAATGTTCTTCTTTTTGCACCAAGTGCTAATGCAACCAATCTAGCATTTGTACTCGTATAACAAGTCTTTTCATCAATGTTAAATGTTTTACCCATCAACAATTTAGTTTGTGAATAAGGGTGAACGACTTCTTTGTAATAAATCATAGCTGCATAAACATCTTGTCTACAATAATAAGTCATATCTTCTTTATCTTGTTCTGTTAAATATTCTTTATTAAAATCAACAGAACTTTCAAGAATATTCAAACCTAATATTGCTTCTTTTTCTTTTAATGAACCATCACCATCGTCCATAAGGTCTTCAAACACAATTCCACTTAATCGTTTCTTTGCAAATGGTTGTAATCTCATATGCTCTTTTGTAGACCAAGCAGAAGATGAATCAATTATTATATCGTTAATAATTTTAATTTGTTGTGGACTAAAACCTTGATATATTCCATTAGCAATAATCAAGTCATAACCTTTAATATTATAACCAAAATTACAGTAACCTTCCTCTCGTAACATTGATAATAATAACTCTCTTGCATTTGGCATATCACTATTTACAATAACAAAACTATCTTTAATTGATAATGTAACTTCATTCATATCTTCTGGCATATCACCAAATACACATAACCACCAGTTTGGTGTAACTTCAAAGTCAAAAAATCTGTTTTTCATAATATCTCCTTAATTAAACGGTGAATAAGTTAAATCAACATCTCCAGGTTTAAAGAATACTTGTGCTGGAACGTGACCTTCTTCTAATTGTACTTGTCTAATTTCCATATCGTATAATGCACAAACATCTTCTTTAAACGTAAAGTTAGTCATAATATTTTTATAACCATTGTTTGTACACCACTCACTAAATTGCCTAAACAATATAATACATTTAGCATTTTGTAAATCACGTCTTATAATACCATTTTCAAATAACCACTCATTAAGTGGACTTTGTCTACGTTTAAATATTTGTAAAAGTTGTTGTTCACTTTGTGTAATTCTAAAACGACCTTCTTCAATAGCAAGTTTAATACCTTCAACTGCTTTAAATAAAAAGTATTCCATATCTGTTTCACTTATTTTATTCATAAACAATGGGTCAGGTTTAGCTATTTTATGATTAAGTTCAATTAAAATCATACGCCTATACAAACCAGAAGTTTTGTCCATAATTCTTGGCAATTTATTACAAGAAAATATACAAGTAATATATGGAACGAAGTCCATAACTTCTTTGTATATTTGTCTAACTGAAATAACATTACCTGAAATAATAGATTTGAAACGACCAGTATTTTCAAGAGTTTTACCATCAACAACATCATCGTCAATATTAAGTAATTTACCTACTGTTGATGCAAGATAGTAATCTTTATCAAAATCAGCAAGACCAATATGTGAACAGTTAATATCGCCACCAACCATTTTGTGTAACAAATTAGTAAATGTAGATTTACCTGTACCACCTTCACCTTTACAAATAAAGAACTTTTCAAATAAGTTTTTCTTTAATAAACAATAACCAGCAACTTGATATAAGAACTGCATTTTAACTATATCACCATCTGTAAGTTCTTTCATAAAGTTATCAATTCGTGGTGAATAAGGCGGGTCATTATTGTAGTTAAATGGTATATAAATTGTATTAATTTCAGATTTATTAGGTTGTTCAACTTCTCCAGTTACAAGATTAAGTATACCATTTTTGCAAGCTATTTTGTACCAATCTTTATCAAATTCTTCAGCTGTAATCTGTGTTTTAATTTTTAAGAACTCCATAATTTCAACACGACCAGCTCTTGTAATATTTTTATTTATTTCAAAATGTATAATTTTTTCAAGTTCAATATCAGTTATAGGTTTATAATATGTTCCATTAAACAAATAAAAATTTGAGTAGTATGACTTAATATCATATCTACCTATAATATCATCTGCAATTTTATTATATGGATTGTCTCGTTCAAGTTTTTCAGCAGTTGAACTTTTTTCTTTTTTACGAAGAACTGTTTTAAACAACTCATTATTTGGAATAGGATTTGCTAATAAATTTTCGTTTATAATACGAATACATTTTTCAACTTGTTCTGCAGTTAACTTATTTGTCTCTTCAAGTCTTGAACGCCATTTGAATAATGCATCGTTACGACCATCACCATCTTGCATACCAATAAACGATGGAGTAGCATTCTTCATTAATGGCAATAAAAAATAAGGTATATCTTCAACATAGTCATTCCATTCACCCCATTCACGATGAGGGTCATTACAAGGTAATACAATATAACCAGTTTGATTAGCTCTTGTATCAATAACTAAGTTTAAACCACATTTACATCTACTGTCAGATTTTATGTTACAAGAAGGGTCTTGAAATAAGAAGTGAGCACCTTTACTTGTATAATTGTAAGAATACTTAACTTCAAATTTAGTAAGTATTTTCTCAATATATTGTTGAGCAAGAGGGTCATCTTTATTATCTACATCTACAATAACATAACCTTTAGGTATAATCCAACCAACTCTTTTACCTTCTTCAACACATTTTTGTGCTTGTTCATAAGTTAATGGACTAGATTTCCATCTGTTTTCAGCAGCTTTTGTATCAAATGAACTATCATACTTTCTATCTTTGAATGTTTCAGGATTGTATGCTGGAATAGATACATAACCACAGTTAGGATAAATTCTATTAAGTCTAGCTAAATTTTCGTCCATTTTATACTCCTTTGATTGACATAAATAACTCTGACAATCGCTCTTTATTTTGAACAGCTTTTAAAATTTTACTTTCAACTGTTCCTTTAAAAATTAAAATATCAATTTGTACTTGTTCTGTTTGACCAGTTCTCCATATTCTATGTAACATTTGATTATACTTAATATAAGAATAGTCCATAGTAAAGAATGTTAATCTTTTGCACATTTGTAAGTTAAACGATTCGCATCGTGAACATTGTAGTAATAGTATATCTGCTTTGCCTTTTTTATAATCATCTACAATTTCTGTATAAGTATAACCTATTAAGTCAAGCTCTTTTTGTATATGTTGTAAGTCAGCTTCAAACATATATACAATAGTTGTACCTTTTGGAAGTTGATGTATATAATCAAGTTTAGCATTACGTTCAATTTCATAAATAGTTCTGCTACTATCGTCAGTAGGTATATACATAAAACCATTTACAATTTGATGTAGTTTTTGTATAGCAGATAATTTGGTCATTGTTGTTTCATATTGACTTAATTGTATAATACCATCTTCTGCGGCATCATATTCTTTTGTAGATGTATAAGGAAGTTCTACAATATTTACAATAGGGTCAAGTATTTCACCTTCTTCATAACCAATACGTTGTGTATACATTGCAATATTACGTTCCCAACCAGCTTTGTATTTTTCATTGATACTTACAGGAATTGTTATGCAATTTCCTCTAAAAAATTGTTTTTGTACATCACAACAAGTAGATACAAATTGTGTATATGAAATAGAGCCCCAACCACTAATATTCATATTGTGAAACTGACAATAAATATCAACATCATTATTGCCACGAGGAGTACCAGACAAACCCCAAACATATTCACACTTCTTTGAGAGTAAATAAACTAACTTACTGCTTTTTGAACTATGTGATTTTATTTTATGGCATTCATCTATTACAATAGCATCCCATTTAATAGTTAACAATTTAGATTTTGTCTTTTCTTGTATTGCAGAAGGTAAACTCATAAGAACTGTATTTTTAGGTAAAATATTTTGTGGAACCATTTCAGCTTCCCACATATTTTTAATAGCATCAGCTGTAGATAAAACTAATATTTTAGCTTCACCATTTTTTGACTTATCAACTTCTCTCATTGCTGTTATACAAGGATAGGTTTTACCTTTACCTGGTTTATAATATAAACAACAATGTTTCATCTTTAACAAAAATATTTCGCCTTCTTCTTGATAGTCAAACTTATTTTGTAAATACTCTTTATAGTTCATTTTGTTCTCCTGTCAATTTAATCATTAATGCTTCCACTACATCTGAGTCGTCAGTAGCAAACCATAAACCATTAGCTTTCTTAATTTGTCTACCTACAATTTCTTGTGCATTAGATACATTATTTAACTTACCAGCACGTTTCATTTCAATGCCTACAAATAAACCAACTGTAGCATCTTCACCAAATAGTTCAACTAGTCGTTTAATAGTTACAGGAACACAAGCAGCAATATCAGGTCGACCAACTTCTGTATACATATTTTGTGCATTCTTATAAGCATAGCCACCATATTTACGAATAACATTCATACTTCTAGCTTGAACTTTACTTTCTTTTTCTGTTGCCATATAACCTCCTTATTAAATTTTAATGTTGAGCTGGACTCGAACCAACATTGAAAGTTTTTACATTAAACTATCAACATATATAAAAGATTTTAATATATAATATTTCAGGCCTATATTCTTTATCAAGATATATAAAAACTCATCTTTATTATATATTAAAATCTTTTTAGGTTATATTTTCAATTATTTAATATTTAAAATTATTTGATAAAATCATAATCAACAACTTTATAACTTGTTTTCTCTTCTGTACTATCTTCAAATGTTCCGTCATCAAGTGGTTTTTTAATTTCTTTAATGTAAGTTTGAGCTTCAACAATACCTATAAATTTCTTGCCAATGAGTTGGTTGTGGATTGTTTCATAATCACATTCAAATGCACCAACTTTTTCAGGAGTATCAAGATTTAAACAAGCTTTAATAAGTCTATTATATGACCATCTAGCTTTTGGATTAAGTGAATGATAAATTGTTGTAACACCTTTGTCAGATTTTGCTTCAAGAACTACCATTGGTTCACCTTTCTTGCTGTCTTTAACTTCTGCATTTGTAATTTCAAATACAAATTCTCCTTCTTCGTTTAAGTATTGTTGTCCTTCATAATCACTAAACTTTTCAATCATAATTAATTTTCCTCACTTTCTTTTTTATTTTCTTCGCTGTCTTCTTGTGGAGTAACTACTGTTACCGCATCTAGTCTTCCAGCCTTGACTAGTTGTTGCCATTTGTCATAGGTGAAGTTTTCAATAAAATCACCTTTTTCAAGTAACATATCTCTTGTACCTGTGTCCATTAAAGGGTGAGGTCCAACATATGTTAAGAATTTTACATCTCTTGTACCATCTTTTTCAACGATTGTTTTTCTACAACAGTAAAAGATGTTTGATGCGTCCTTCATAAATTTAACACCAGTTTTAATTGTTAAATCTGGAACAATTCTAATCTCTTTTGCTAAACCACTTGTTTCATAAACTTCTTGTTCTGATGTGTGAGTTAACCAAACGAATGTGCAATGTTTTTCTTCACTAAAACGTTTCATATTATCTTTAATACTTAAAACCATTTTAGCTACATCACCCCATTCTTGTTGTGATAATGATTTGCCACCTTTTGTAGTTTCAAGATAAATCTTGTAGTCATCTTGTAATGCACCAACTGTGTCAACTACAATAGTCTTGAACTCATCGGAGCCAGGTTTACGAAGTTCAGCTAAAATCATTGCCAGTTTTTCAATAGAAGTCTTATTTATTTTACCATTAATTGCTGGGTCATTGCGAAGGTTCTTTACTTTAATAAGACCTTTGTCAATATCATCTTTGTAATGCATAAATAAAACTCTACCACCACCGTCATTACCAACACTGATATAAAGCATTGGTTTTGGATAACTACCTGCAATAAGTGTTTTACCTGATTTAGGTTTGCCCATATAAAAGTCAATACTATGCGTAATAAATGAGTCGTATTCCATTACTTATATCTCCTTTAATTTATTTTTATAATCAGATTTACTGTTAATAAATCTTATTACATCATTGACGTCGTTTACTTTCCAATTGTATTTTAAAACTTTTGTTGGAGTAAACTTTTTTATCATTTTACAAATAAGATTATAAATAACTTTGATACATTCAGCGTCTTCCTTATTTGTAATATTGTCTTCACCACGTTTCATACCATCTTCAAAAGATGTTTCAGTTTCACAATGAATTAAAATAGGATAAGGTTGACTTCCGTCTAATATTGATGACATACCACATAAATCAGCTACATCTCGTTCTTTATTGTCATTAAGTCTATAAACCAAATCAGTTATAAAACTTCTATCTACGATATTGTATTGTTCTTCCATTATTAACTTTGTATATTTATCAAAATAGTCTTCACAACCAAATTCAATTTTATTAGCAACAGCTCCAGCTTCTACTAATTGTTTACAAAGAGTAGTTTTACCAGAACCATCGCCACCTTCTAAAATAATTAACATATTATTTACCTGTAGAACCTAACTTACCAGAGCTACGTCTACCTTCTTTTTTAACATATACATCTTTTACAATATGTTTAATAGGAGTAGTAACTACTTGGCAGAAAGCTTCTCCCTTTCTATATTCAATAATGTCATTACTTAAATTATGAACGATAGCTGTAACAGTTCCATTAAAGTTAGGGTCTATTGGACACATAGCTACAATAAAACCTTTTGCAGCTGCAGAAGTTCTACTACAAAGGAATGACATTTCATTTTCACTTGGTGTTACATGTACACCTAAATCAAATTTTGTAGTTGACATAGGCATAAATGTTACATCTTGTTCAAGTATAACATCACAACCAGCATCATCTTCATAACCTTTAACAAATCTACTTCTCAAATCAACATCAAGAGTTCTAACGTCAGAAATAGTATAAGTTTCTAAAAATTTATAATATGCTTCATCAAACTTCTTTTTTGTTGTTTGATAAACATTAATTGCAAAGTCATTACTTGGATAACGAAGTTCGTATTCAATAAATTTATAACAAGCTTTTAAATCAGCAAGTTTAACCAAATCTTCTTCTATTTGAGTAACCACACCAACCTTATTTACTAAAAATTCCATTTCTTCTTTATCAGTAAAATCTCTAATAGTTGGTATAATATCTTTTGTAACAGAAAGTATATCGCCTCTCAATAGTTCTAAACTATCGTGAAGCATTGCTAGTCTAATAATTTTTTCAAATCTTATGTCATACTTTGAGTTTAATAACCAGTTAAGTTCATCGTATAACTCAATTACACAAGCTGTTACAAGATGTGTATGTTCAGCAAGATTTTCTTTTGTTCTCAAATCTCTACCGTTCCAACGAAGTAGAGTTCTCATATTCATTGCATTTTCTACAATGCTAAAGTTATTTATAAAATCTTCACAATCTTTAAGCATTTTTGTTCTCCTTATAAAAGTCAGCTCTCTTTACCATTTCTGCAGGTGACCAATAATTACCTTTCAAAAATGTTGTTGGTAATTTATCTTTTTCAATACTTAACCAATAGTTAATTTCTTCTTTTTCCTTTTTAGTTAATAACCAAGGTTCTTCTACAAGTATTCTTTCAAGTTCTAATTTCCAACAAGAATTTCTCCAATCATTTTGAGCAGGTTGTTGTGGTAATGAATGTTTTTGTTGTTCTAATGGACTAAAATCACTATTAAATATACTTGCTCTTGTATAATACTTATCATTAATACAATTGCTTTCATTTATTAACCAACACCAAATTTCTTTATTAAATTGTCCATCAAGACTTTCAATAAATTTTGTAAGTTCATAAAACATTTTACGATAAACATAATTAAGTTCATCACAAAAACTATTATTAGTTCTTGAATAACAAGCTCTAACAAATGCAGCTGGTGTAAAACTACAATTACAATTAATGGTATGACTGCCAATAAGTATATAACGAGACTCAGGATATGGTAAATCTTTTTCACAGCACATTTGATAGGCTCGTTCAAGATGTTCTTGTGCTTCAGCTAGTTCTTTCATAATATCTTTATCGTTATAAATATTAAGTGGAATATTATACGTTTGGTCAAGTACTTTTGTTCCTTGTGTACCACTACAAAATATTGCATTATCTCTTGTAAGTTGAGACAAACATATTCTACTAATACCTTTGACTTCAAACGAAATTCTGTGACCTTCTAAGCAAAACTTTGGAAATGTTTTTCCGTGAATTAGATTATCAACAAATAATAAACACTCACTATTATTAGGACTATATTGTTCATCTAAATCATAGTGAATTGACTCGCCTTCTCTACCAAATTCATAAGCATGTTTTGCTAAATCTTTATCAGCATAAATAAGTTTAACGTTAATATTTTTGTAACCTTCATTAAAATGTGCCATTATTCAATTCCCTCCCAATTATTACGAATTTTAATGAACTTAGGATTGTTATTTGTTAAGAACTTTTTGTATTCACGAATTGTCATACATTTACCAGTAAATGCTAACATAACATTTGTATGTGATAAAAATGTACTACCATCAAGTCCTAACAAATAAATCGGTTTACCTAATGCATAAGCCATACCAATTTCCCAAGCTGTTCCTACATCTTTTTCAGTTACAAGAGCTACAATTACATCACATTCTTTAATGTTTTTAACGTTCTTTTTAAATGCGTCTTTTGGAGTATTGTTAATTTGTGACTTAGGATAAAATATTTTAAATGTTGTATTACTTTCTTGTTCAATTTGTTGGCAAGCTTCATACAATATTTTACCTTTTTCTGTAAACCAAGGACCTGCAAAATAAATTTTAGTATCTATTGGCAATATGTTAGGTGATTGTCGTCTTTTATTTTCTTCACAAACTCCATTGCAGTATCTCTTTAAACCATCTGCTGTAATTTCATTGAATGTACTAGGCATCCTAACTGTTCCTGTTTTTCCTTGTTCCATTATTTGTCTCCTTTTACTTCACCATATTGTGGGTCAGTACAATACTTTGTAACTAAGTCTATAAATTCTTTGTTGTCTTTAATTACTTTGTCACGAACTAAACATTTAGAAACAACTGCGACTGCAAATGCTACTTCAGCTACTGATGAACCTTGTGGAATACTTACTTTATAAGTACCATTGTTATCATTAGATGTTACAGCTAAAATTTGTCTCTCAATGTTTACTTCTGAATTTTTAACTTCTTCGTTAGACATATAACTCCTCCTTATTGTTGTATTTGAAATTTTCATTTCTATTATAAATATATTCAATTTTTATAATCTTGTAACCGAAAATTAAATTTCATTTTCACCAAAATTAACCTCTAAAAATTTTCTACTTGCAAGATAATCACAAATATGTACAAATTGTTGAGGTACAGTAATAGGCTCCGGCAATTCAATATTGCTCCATTTACAAGTTGTCCATTGTCCCATATGACTTTCTACTAAATCACCTACAACATCTGAAAATTCACATTCGCCTAATACATTATGAATTAGTTGTTTAGCCAGTTGTGGATGCTCGTGAACAGTATATTTACCTTCCATTTCAATACCTAATTTACAGGTATCGTGAAGTATTAATGCTGCTCTAATATAATCTTTAATTTGCAAATATGGTGATACAGCATTTAATTCATTTGTAATACAATTAAGTTCTAGTAGAGAGTTAGCAATCATTACTGCAGCTTTTGTATGTCTTAACAAACCACCTTCACCTAATGCATAATTAGGGTGATATTTACCAGTACTACTTGCAGGTTCCGTCCAAAACTTTTCTCCAACGTTAAGTAATACTTTTATTGTTTTAAATCTAATGTCATCATTTGTAATAGAACCTAGTTCTTTATGAAGTTGCATAATATGTTCATTATCTAGTTCTTGATTTGTTAGTTCCATTTGCTTGTTTCTCCTTAAATAAAGTTTGTAGTCCTTTAATAATGTCAGGTTTTATTTGTTTAATAATGTCAGTTACTATAACAGAACCATTACTTAAAACTTTACCAATGCCTTTAGCAATATCGTCATCTGTAGTTATATTAATTTCTGCTTCAATTCCAAATACTTTCTTCATACTTACTCCTTAATACTCACTAGTAGTATTTTTGTCAGTTCTAATTTGTTTAAGTCTTGGAAATCTTAATGAATACTCGTTTGTTCCAATCATATTGCTATCTTGTGATAATGAGAAATAAGCAATCTCTACAATTTTACCAATAATTTGTAAAGTATTTAATGACCAATTATAACGTTGTTCATCACTTAAACCACTTCCGACGTTACAAGAAATGTGTTTACCATCATCAGTAGTTAATTCGCATACAAGAGAACCAATTAAACCTTCATATTTACTAGTTCCAGGTATTACATCAATTACTTTCATATCAATAGTTTGAACTTTCTTAAACTTTAACAATACATCAGTTCGTTTATGTGCATAAGGTGCTGATGCATAGTTAATCATAACACCTTCACCACCTTTACCAGTTACATAATCAAGTATATTGTAAATGTCCATTTCCAAACTTGAACGTTCACAATAATGATGAATAATTGGAAGTATACGAACATTATGACTTGTCTTTTTAGCATACTTATCAAGAAACTCACGTCTTAATTTGTAACTTTTATTTTCATCAAGTAAATCAACACAATCAAATATGTTGTATATTAGATTTTTATTTGCAGCATTACTGTTAATAAGGCCTGAAGTACTATTAAAACTTGTATTTGCTTTAACATCAGACTTGTGATAAATTGCTTCTGACAATTTAACTTGTTCTGGTGATAATACTTCACCATCATAAATAAAGTCTGTAGGTAAACCTGACATATCAAAGTCAACTCTCATTTCTTTGCCATTACGCGAAGTAAAATGCCATTTATTTTCATTACTATCATAATGAGCAATACATCTATTACCGTCTAACTTTTCAGTTATATAATAACCTAAACCATCATTTCTAACAGTTCCTTCAAACTTTTTAGCAAGCATTGGTGATAACGCAGTTTTCTCAAATAAACTCATTCCAATACCAATTTTAAGTTCTCTATCTACAATAGGTTGAAAGAATGACCAGTATGCATTGACTTGGTCAAGATACTTTCTAATATTGTTAACAGATAAGTCTTTGTCCATTAAAGGAGTTCTTAAAAATTGTAATACTTGTTTAATAGTCCAGTCTTCATCTACAATAGTATCTACTTTGTTAAGTATATTAGCATTATTATAATAATTATAACCAAACTTAATTGTTCCATTTAAGCATTGAACAATATACAAGAAATCTTCTTTGCATTCAATTGGTATTTGTGATACAATAAATCGTTTATCTACAATAGAGTTAGTACTTGATAAGTCATTAAACGTTCTATTCATAATTTTAATGCGTTCGCTTAGTGTCATAATCTGCTCCTTTTGTTTAACTTTTGACTGTATTCATATTCTGCCATAATAGCGTCAATAAGTAATGGATTAATTTTTTCATCAGGTGTTGCTACAAATTGTTTAAGTAAAATTCTTATAAGCGATGCTAGCTGACCTTTAGGTTGGTCAGATGTAAGTCTAATTAATTTATTTTGTGCTTGAAGTTTAACATCATCGTCCAAATAAAAATTAAACAAACTTTTTCTACTCATAATATTACCTCTTTGTTACTTTGTCGTATTCTTCTTCAACTTTATCTTTAAGTATTCTATTTTGTTCATTAGAAATAAGTGAATTAACATCTGTAAGTTTATTATTCTGTTTAGTAATGTATACTTCACGTTTATATTTGATTGCCAAAATTTGAGATTGTAACTTTTTAATTTTGTTGTCATCTTTTGTTGTTCTGTTGTCAATATTGTTTCTATATTTTTTAGCTTGTGCCATAAGATTGTCGTATCTATTTGTTACTATCATCTTTATAGTCCTCCAAAATTTTAATTTTCTTTTTAGTTTCTTTATATGATTTGTTTTCACAATGAAGTTCTATTCCAAACCATACAAATTGTATTAAAATTACAATAATTCCTAATATTACAAATAATATATTCATTATTCATTACCTACATTTAACCAAGGTTTACAAGAATGTAAATACTCACAACTTTTACAAGAAAATGAGTCGTATTTTTTAAGATAAGGTAAGTTCTCCTGTTTAATTTTGTCTACAAGATAAGCTGCTTCAAACAAATCTTTAAGTACACCATTATAAGTATCTTCGTCAAGGTATTGTATTGATAAATAAGCTACTTGATTTAATGCAAGATTACAATAGCAGTCGTAATAATAGCCACCTTCATCACAATTATAATACTCATCTGGTCCGTGAATTGCTTCTACTGACTTCTTATACATATCTTGTGATACATTCTGTGATTTACTTCTTGATAATGTACCATTACTTAATAAAATTGGTTTATCAAACATTTGTTTAGGAATGTCAATATAACCATACTTAATATTACGTAATGGAACATTATACAAATGATGTACAAAGAATGCATATAATGGTAACTGTGAGTTCATATCAAAGTCATCTTGTGTCTTTCGTTTAGTAGAAAATTTATAGTCAAGTATTATAGCTGCTTTACCTTCTTGTACAATAAGGCAGTCAATAATACCCACAATAGATTGGTCAATAGTTATACCTGTAGCTTGTTTAAACTGTTCAGGTGTCATTGACATTTTAAGTTCTCGTTCTATTGTATACGAACCATAATCTTCCGTAAATTCTTTACAAAGTTTTTGTTCATATTCAGCAGTCTTTTTAATAATAGGTACAAAATACTTCTCCCAGTTGTTTATGTTAAATGCTTCTTTTAAGTCATTATATAATACTTCACTAGGAATTATTTGTACATACTGTTTTTTATCAACTACATCATCATTATTCTCATCACGAAGTTTACCTGCTTTGTATAATACTTCGTGAGCCATCGTTCCAAATGCAAAATGTGGACTTAATGGTTTATCTGGTGGAGTTCTTAATATATAGTTAAAATTATATTTTGCCATACAATTAGCAAAACAATTTAATGAGCTATTGCTATGTGACATAACGTCTCCTTATAAATATTTATCAAATGATTGTCTGTTTATGTTCATTTTATCTAAATATGTTTTTAATGAATGCATTGTACTTCTACTATAACTATCTGTATGTCCATTAGAGTAATCACGATATAATTTGTCAAATGTTTTTGGTCCATACCTTTTAGTTATTATATCTTTTAACTCATTAAAAACATCATTTGTATAACATAAATTTTCTTTTCTCTCTCGTTCTTCTATATCGCTAATATCAGCAACTAAATCATTATACAGTAAATCACTATCATTATTGTCATTATTAAAACTAGCATCTAAACTTACTATAATAGGTTCATTTTTAAACTTTCTTAATTGCATTAATATTTCATTTTGAAATGCTCTTGCAATTATAAATTTATTTAAGTAATAACCTTGTGAATGTAGTTTTACTAATATTAACATTCCTGTTTGAAATGCATCTTCATATTCTAATTTAAGCCACTTATTTGAGTATTGTTTTGCTAACTTTGAAATATATGGTTTAAACATAGTTACAATATTTTCAAGAGATGATTGTTCAAATGTTAGTACTTTATTTTTTGTTTCATTGTTCAAAGCATTTAATACATTATTTAAACAATTTTTACAAGATATTGTATTATACTTATCATTATCACAAATATAAAATACAATAGAATACTCTTTTTCTTTGTTGAATATAATATAAGAATGTATTTGTAAATCATTGTCAAATAACTCTTTAACTTCTTCTACAATATTACTTGATTTATTAACATTAAAAGTCAATTTAGTTAGAACATTGTGAACCATTTATTATTTCCTCCGTTTCTTTGAGTTTATTAATAATAGCATCTCTTTTAGGTTCTTCCTTCATTGTATTAAGTTGTTCTATAAGTTTAGATACTGAAGTTCGTATATCTTTATATTTATTAACAGTCATACCAACTTCATTGTACATTTCGTTCTCAACAAACCAATACAATAATCGTCGTAATGATATTTTAGGACTATTAGGTGAATGTATTGCTAACAAATTTAAATAGTTAGGTTCTGTAACATCTATTGTATAACGACTAGCAGTTCCTCTATCTACAATATTTGGTTTATTACATATGTCATAATACCCTTCTGCACCATATTGCAATATTAAATTTGTTACATAAGATAAGTCGCCAAACAATTTTAAAGTATTTGCTATCTCTTTATGTAGGTAAACACTAATTTTCATATTTACCTCCGTTACTTAATATATGCATTTTGTAATTCAAGTCTAGCCTTTTCAAGTTCTTGTTTTGCTAATTCTCGTTCAGTAACATCAACCCAAACTCCGTTAATTTTTTCAAGTTGTAATTTTAAACTACCATCTTGGTTTAATGAAGTATATTTACTTACATTTGGTATATTACGTTCAAGTTCTTTAACGATTTCTTTCATCTTTGTCCTCCAGTTCAATATAATGTATGCCATTAGAGTGATAATTATATGATGTTACAATATCATTAATACTTATTTTGTTACGGTTTAAATCTCGTTCTGTAACTGTACCTACAATAATTTTAGAAGTTTTACCACCTCTAACTTTATGTCTATCAAGAACCATACAAATAGTTGGTTCATTGTTTTTAGTTACTTCAAAATAAGTATCATCTAACATTGTCATTAACACGTCATTAAGTTTCATATTAATACTCCAAGTTAAATAATCTGTTAACAAATGCATGTTTACCATTATGTTTTAATATAGTAAACCTAATTTGTTCATTACTTGGATAACTATCATAACCAAACTCTCTTGCAATTACATTACATTTTTCATCACAAATATTGATTACATAGTCATAGTTAACAACTGAACCATCATCTTTTACAAGGTCTGACTCGTCATATACCTCAATGCTTTTTCCGTCTCTACTTAAATATTGTTTTGATTTTGTTTTAACAGTTCCTGTATACATAGTTCCTCCAATTATATAAATATGATTATATAATAAATTTTAATAAAAATAAGCTAGACTACAATCATCTAGCTTATTTTGTTAGTTATTTTTAATATTTTAATTAAGCATTCTCAGCAGCAAGCAATGCTTCAAGTTTAGCTTGAGCCTTAGCAAGTCTACCTTCAGCCATTTTAACTTTTTGTTCTTTGGTCATAGGTGCTCTTGGAGCTCTTGGAGCTCTTGGAGCATTTGCTTTAGCTTCTTCAGCTTTGTTAATAAGTTCGTTATATCTGTCATAATCTTCTTGTGACATATATTCTACAAGTGATTTCATTGTATTTTATCTCCTTAAAAATTATTTTGTTTTACAAATAATTGTTATTGCGGTGGAGCGCATTCACAATAAATGTAATTATTCAGCAGCTTCTGCCATCAATTTGTCTAATGCAGCTTGTGCTCTAGCGAGCTTTTCTTGAGCTTTTTCAAGTTCAGTCTTAGGTTTAGCTTTATCAGCATTTCTTGCTTCAATTGCTCTAGCAATAATTGCTTTATATTCTTCTTGGTCTTCTGCTGACAAGTAAGAAATAAGTTTTTCATTAGGAAGTCTTGTTCCTACTGAACCAAATTTACGAGTTGCTTTATAAGTCATTGTAACTCTTTCACCTTTAGCAAGAGTATCATCAACTTTTTTAACAGCAGCCCATTTACGATTAGCTCTGTTCTTTGGAAGAGCAAAATAATCACCATCGCTTGTTTTTTCAATTTTAGTTCTTTCATTAGATGCAAGGTCTACAATAAAGTAATCTTCACCATCTTTAACAATTTCGCAGAGAATTTCATCTGCGTCGTATTCTACTACGTTTTCTACATTTTCTGACATTGTAAATAATCTCCTTATTTATGTTTTCTTTTTATTAATAGGTCTCCACACCTATTGATAACTAATTATTAGGTCAATCATTTATCTTGACCATATTATATTATATTCAATTTATAATAAACTTGTAACCATAATTTTAAAATATTTTACCATAAAGTTTAGCATAAATTAATATAATATTTATACAATTATAGAGTTGACCTTCCAGTTACCTTCATAATAATTGTGTCAATATTAAGCATTGCTTCTTTAGCTCGTTTATAACTTCTAAATTCTGCAATTGTATGCCACATACTTCTTGTTCCATTAAAGTCATAACATAAGTAATATTTATCTTTATTACATTTACTAATACGCCAGTTTTCGTAAAATAGTTTTCTCATTTTCTACCTCGTTTAGTTTTAACTGGTTTATTACGTTCTTCACGACTTTTAATATATGCTTCTGCACAAGAACTCAAAGCGATTCTATCTTTATGTGGCAATGTACAAATAAGTGTATCAAGATTGATATATGGACAATCTAAACAATAACCATATTTGCCACTTAAATCTTCTTTAGCGATCTCACTTTGACGCCATTTAGTTTCATCAAGTTCTTTTTGAAGTTCAGTTAGTTCTTTGTTCATTGTCATCACCTCCATCAAGTATATTGCGAAGCTCAATATAACTTAAATTAAACTTTTGCATAATCTCGTGATTTAGCATACCTTGTTTCTTTAATCTTAATACTTCACTCTTGATTACCATCTTTTGCCTCCATAATAACTTTGTGAATGTCATAACCTACAACTTCATTACAAGTTCTTGGTTGACCATTCTTAATGTAATCACGAGATTGTAAACAACCTTTAAGATGTATTTTGTCACCAATATTTAGTGATGTAATAAGTTTAGTTGCATCACCAAATGTTATACAATAAATGTAATAACTCTGGCCACCGTCTTGAACTGCAATACAATAGTCTACAATACGTTGACCTTTAGGTGTTACTCTTAATATAGGTTCTTTACACAAATAACCTTCAAAACGAATAGTATTCTGGTCATCTGTGAATGTATATATGCCATTGCCTTCAATAAAAGTTCTAAGGTGACGAACATTGTCAGTATCGTAATAACTCTCTGTTTTAATCTTGCCTCTTACAATAATTGTGTCACCGATAGCATAATTGTCAGGTATTTTAACCTTGACCATATCTTCTTTACCACTTTTACGTGTTATTGATAAATAAGTAATTCCATTAGTTACTTCAGTTATTGTTCCAGCGACAGTACAATTGTTATAATTATTCTCCATCATTGTCTCCTTCAAGTAAAGTATAATAGTTTTCAATGAATTCGTCAAATGCTTTTAGCAAATCTTCTTTTGTTTTTATGTTAAAATATTCGCATTGTTCAATATACAATATTTTCTCATCAGCATAATAGTCCATATCTATACTAAAATTATTTATCATTGTCAACCTCCACATCAACAGTTTGGTTGTCATTCTTAATAGTAATATTCTTGCCATCACAGCTTATCTCATTACAATTGACTGCATTGTTACAAATATCTTGAATACCAATAGCATTTCTAGCTAGTGATTTAAGAAGTTGTTTGTATGAATATAATTTACTTGATACTTCTTTATAATAGTGGTCATAAGTATGTAAGTTTTTGTTGTTGTCATTTTCCAACTGTTTTACTTTTTTATTTAGTCTATCAATTGTTTCTATTTTTTCATACAGCTCATTATTGCGTAATGTAATACCTTTTTGCAGATGGTCATTTGTATCTCGTAACGCTTTGTTATCACGTCTCAACTTGTCAATAGTAGCTTGCATCTCACGAGTTGTGTTATTAGCATTGCTAGCACGTAACTTATAAGTGTATAGTTCCTTCTTGATGCTGTCAATAGTTCTAGCATTCTTGCGCAATAGTTGTTCGTATGCCACGCAATCCTTCTCGTAGTTGTTAAGTAATTCTACTACTTCTTCCGCAGATAGTTCACTTATGATATTTAGTGCATTCATAAAAGCAACTATCTTGTCCTTATGCTTCTTGTCATAGAGAGCATAAATTTGTTTTTGTTCCATATAGTTCTCCTTATGTTTAAAATTTATTTTGCCTTACGGCTGGTGCAAGAGGTAGGACTCGAACCTACAACATACAATATGTCGGATATCACGACTGTATTTGCACACCTTTACCATTAAGGTAATCCCCGTTATGCAGAGTTTAGTAGAAATACTCTGCAGGTGTATATCTCTCTGACCAGTATCTAGCCATCCTACTCACCTAACTCTTGTGAAAAAGGAACCTCGTGGCCACAAGAGTATGGAGTGGGTTAGTGACGCTCGCCACCATCGCGTTGTTATTATTCTTCCGACCATTTAGGAAAATAATTAGCTCCACATACATAATGTATAGGACCTTTATACTGGTCAGTTAGTTTAAATGCTATATATCTGTGAGTAACAAATAGCTCATTATGCCAATTATAATAAGCTCTGCTATGCTCCTTCACAAAGTCTTTTGCAACCTCTCGCTTGTCAGTTACGAAGAGTGTTGTCCACATATCGTCGTACTCATCGTCATAGCGTTCTTGAACGATGTATACAATACGTGCTGTCTTTTTAGTTGTCATTGTTGTTCTCCTTACAATAAGTTTTAGTCGGTGTACACGTAATATGTGCCACCCTCGCATCGTCCACCAAAGCATAAGTTGCCACTGTCACACACAATAAGTATGTCGTGGTCAGAGAGCTCAGGTGGTCTCTTGTACACGCGGTACTTGTTGCAACCATAGCTGTGACTTATGCATGTATATATGATGTCATACTCCTTGTTGTACTCATCTTTATGCTGGATGTAAAGTATCTCGCTGGTGTACAATATGCGGTAATGTTGTCTGATGTAGTCCCATCTCTCGCAGTTATCTTCCATCGTGATATAGCCTCCTCACTCTTGTGTATAGCATACTGTCAAGTACGTCGAGGTTAATGCATAGCTCACCACGATGTTTGCTGAACAGTCTACGTCTGATGTATCTAGCTACAGGTAAATAACGCTTGCCTCTGAGCCAAATACAGTCTCCGTAGCTGTTATATACCACTAGAGGCTGTTTGTCACCTAGCTTGCAGACTTGTATCTCGCCTTCACATGTACAAGTAGCATAGTAGTGGTTGTAATGCTTACAAGTATTACCACGTGGATAGGCGTTGTAGAAAGCTGGACCATACTTGTCGTTCCACTCTACAATAAGGGCTGGGATGTCGACTAGAGCGACTGGGCAGCTTGTCATACGTTTGCTCTTGTGACGGCGGTATATGCACCACAGTGGCACCTCGTCAACTGAATACGTCCTGTACTTGTTAACTATATTTTTAACAAGCTGTACATACGAGCCGTCTATAGTAATTGTGGGATTGTCAGATGTTGTCAACCTGACATCGTCAATAAAAATATGTTTGTTCATATGTTTGTTTCTCCTGTTGTTTATTTTATTACTCACGTTTCTACAAGATGTGTGAATAGCCTTGCAGCGACGTGATTACAAATGGATTGATAGGTTGGTCAATCCATCACTCGCCTGAATGCAGAGAGATGAATTGATTGTTGGTGGAGAGAGTGATAACTGATAACTACTAATAGCCTGACTCTTTTTTCAATCTTTTTCTAGAAAATATAGGGGCCCCCCTAAAAATATATCATATTTTATATCATATATATACTATATTTTTTCTTTTTAAAAACAGTACTTAGGCGTCACTTTTTTTGACTTTTTTGGCCCCCCCCCCCTCATTTTTTCAAAAAAGATTTGAAAAATACTCGTAATATTTGTAGTTATCAGTTATCAGTCTCACTATTTACCAATCAAAAAGTCTTTATTTTGACCACTTTTCGTGAATTTTGACTTAACTACGTGAGCAGGCTTCTCTTCACATCTTGTATGAGTCGATTTTTCACTATTTACGTTGAGTAAATTAGCAGCAGATTTGCGAGTTAAATTATGTTTGTTGGCAAATTCTTGTATAAATAGTTCTATACAGTTGTATTGATAGGCCACGTCTAGATTGCCTGTACGAGAATATGCACGACCAATGTTACGTTTATAACCTTCAAGATAAAGTAAGGCACGTTGGTTGACAAAGTCTTCTGTAGTTGGCTTAACTTGACTCATTGTAGACCAAAAATAGTCACTAAATTCGTCAAGTAAACCATAATTTTGTGCAATTTTAAAAACTTTAATAATATCATCTGTTGTTAACTGACTTATTTCTATTGGTGATAGACGTAGGTCTACAGGGAACGATTTGAAGTCCATATTCTTGTACCTCCAGTGGGACTATTTTAATAATTGTAACATCAGGATGCTGACGTTTGAACTTTTGTTTGACATTTGACATTGTAGACGACTCAATAACTATACTTGATACTGAGTTTAAAGTTTCAAAATGTATTACACAACGCATATTATTTACCTCCGTTTACAAAATCTGGCAATTTTAAGTGGTCTGGACGAGTTTTAGTACAGTTAGCAATGTGATTAGCCTTGAGGCTCATATACATTAAGTCAAGTGGCGTAATATCATTGTATTGGTCGTTTGTTAGTTTAACAGTTATTACCTTCATAGTTAACCTCCGATGTAAGGTGATACTATTGCGCATTCACCTTCGTAGTCGTAATATACATCATACTTCTCGTTAGTGGTTGGATTGTAACCAATGCCTAGATACCTTATGCTATCATAGAACTCTGGTTCACTCTCCAACTCATCTAACGTCCAGTAATCAGCAAGAAATATTTTGTTATTATACTTTACATATACTTGCTTCATATTTAGTGGCTCCTTAGTCGTTTTGAGCAGCTTGTAATGCAGCGACTTTTGCTTGATATTTAGCAACGAGGTCCATGGCTTTTTGTAACTCTGTCTTAGGTTGTGGCTTATCAGCAAGTTTACGTTCTCTGCAAGCAGCAAAGATAGCTTCTACAGTTGCGCGTTCTTCTGGTGTCATATAATCTTCAACTTTCTTGCCATTACCTCTTGGTCCAACAACTTTAGTTTCTTTGTAAGCAAGTTCTAGTGGTTGTTCTGTTACTTTGTCTGCAACAATACATTTTCTGTTAGCTGAGTTTTCTGGCAAGATGTACCAGTCTTTTGCAGTCTTGTTGTCATGCACAACTTTTGTGACTTCTACAATATTGTCACCATCCTTCATAAATACTTTGTTGTTTTCTTTGTAAATTTTTACCATAATGGTACTCCTTCTGTGCCCCGCAAGGGATTGAACCTTTAATTTCGCCGACCGATAGGGACATAATTGTGGACTGTTGGTTTGTAAGACCTCACCACAGCCGATATTACAGTAGCGCCTCGGCATTGGCGCCTGGTGAACATTCACCCACTATGAGTAATCACCGTCAACAAGTGGCGGCTTCGTAAGTACTCTTTCACCTGTGCGTTCGCGCAGTTGCCTATTGGTCTGCGGCCGGGGATTGTTCCGGTTAACCACCCATTAGGAGGGCAAGTCCGTCTATTCACTATCCATTGCTGGACCGTCCAAGTAGTGGTTGAGTAGGAACTCAGCAAGTTCGCATCAGAGCCACCTCTTGGTGAATAGATATTCAGTTTTAGTCTAGTTATATGTGTTTTGATAATATTATAATTTTGAACCATATTAAAAAATAAAATCGACCTCTCTCATTGATATGCAGGTATATCCAGTTTACACATCTTCCATCGCTAAACTTTTGAACCATATTAAAATGTTCTCTACATTTGTAGTTAAATCAAACTTTGTATAAAATTTTGCGGTAACATTTTTGTCAAACTTTGTATATAATAGTAATAGAAGGAGGTATAAGATGAATAAAAACATTAGAGAGCGTAAAGAAATGGAAAGCTTATTTAATGACCCTAAGTTTTCACGTAAAGCTTGGAAGTCAGTAGGTCAAGCAATCCTTCTTCAACCAGCTCGTAAACCAACACCTATTTGTGACAAAGATGGCAACGAAACAGCTAACTCAATGATAGAAAGTTATTCATATGACAAACTTTGTAGCGATATTAAAAATCTTGCAAAAGAAGATAGAGAACCTACAGAGATTGAAATGATAATGCAATGTCAGATGATTAAAGCTCGTACCGATACATCAGCAGCAATATTTGTAAGAGACACTTTAGGTGCTAAACCAGTAGACGAGACTAAAATGGATGCAAGCATTCACAATCCATACGAGTCACTTACTGATGAAGAGTTGGAGCTTATTGCTAACGCTCGCAAACAGAAAGAGCTAGAAAAAGTCGAGTCCGCTATGCTAGAAGCTTCTCCACATATTGTAGAGTCGCTAGATAAACAACCAGTCCCTATTGTAGAGACAAAGGAGTAGTATGATACCATATACACTAGAAGGTGAGTTATTGAGACGCAAGATGCGTAACGACTATTCCGAGTACGTCAAGTATGCTAATCCAGGCTTTTATATGACGCACTTCCACAAGTACTTGTGCGACGAGATACAATATTTCTTGGAGATGCCGTCCACTGGCAAAGCGATGGACATACTACTATTGTCCGTTCCACCACAACATGGCAAGTCGTTCACTGTGACAGAGACACTTCCGAGCTGGTTCCTTGGCAAGCATCCTGCAGACGGTGTCATTATTTGTAGCTACGAGAGCGACCTCGCTGAGAAGTTTAGCCGTAAGAACCGTGACAAGTATGTTAACTATGCATGCGACGTGTTTGGTACTGGTATTAACAATGGTGCACAAGGTGTTGCATTATGGGAGACTGATAAAGGTGGTACTTGCAGAGCTGCTGGTCTTAAAGCTGGTATTACATCATATGGTTGTGAGCTATTTATTATTGACGACCCTATTAAGAACAAAGACCAAGCACAGTCAGAAGTCGTTATTAAAAAGATACATGACGAGATGGGACCATCTGTACAATCCCGTATCCATCCAGGAGGCAAGCTTATTGTAATACAGACACGTTGGATTGACAACGACACGATAGGCTATATTTTGAAGAACTGGGGTGAGTTCGTGTACAAGTACATTAACCTACCTTGTGAATGCGAGGACGAGGAGAACGACCCTCTGGGACGTAAGCTTGGCGACTCACTGATGGGCGAACATTTAGGTGACTACAACATGCCAGCTAAAATACGCAACGACAACAATTGGCTTAAGAGTAAAAAGATGCTCGTTAAAACTGGTGATGGTGAGTATACGTGGAACGCACTCTATCAAGGTCACCCCTCAGCACAGATCGGCAACTTGTTCCACTCTGACTGGTGGCAACTCTACAGTAGAGAGCATATTAAGTTTACCGACTTTGAGTACACACTCTTGTCAGTTGACGCTACTTTTAAGAAGACTGAGACATCTGACATGGTTGCTATTACACTATGGGGCATCGCGCAAAATCATATCTATTTGTACAAGCTAGTTAATAAACGTATGGGGTTTGTTGAGACTGTTGAGCGTATTAAACGCTTCACACGTGACTATCCGCAGATAGACTCTCTTGTGATTGAAGACAAAGCTAACGGCTCCGCCATTATTGATACATTGCGATACATTGATGGCATACCACCTATGGAACCAGTTAACCCGCTAGGTGGCAAATACTCCAGAGCTCAAGCTATCGCACCTTTTGTGAGTACACTTGCTGTACACATACCTAACGACTTTACTTACAGTGAGGAGCAGGAGATTGAGTGGGACGATAAGACAGAGATGAACGGTACACAGAAGTATATCGAACAACATACTAAGTTTCCGTTTATGGCTCACGACGATATGGTTGACTCTACGTCGCAAGCACTAGCCCGACTAATTAAATTTGTAACAGGTGAAGAACCTACACCGGAACGTAACTATATTAGGTTCACAAAATGGTATCCAGATATGTGGGAAGATTATGACCAGATGAACGCAGCTGAGCAAGAGCAGTTCATTAAAATCTATGGAGCTCCACTTGAATGGGCACCAGACGACTACGTTGACCCTATGCAAGGTAGAACGTAAATTTAAGAAGAGGTAGACATATATGCCAAATACATCACGAATTGATATGTATTTACAATGGGCAGTTGGTGAGACTTATGTGAATACACCTGAAGAACAGGAACTTGTCACTAAGTTTGATGCATTATATAATCTTGCTAAATCTGCACGAGATAGTAACGAGGCTTGTAGTCCTAGTAACCTTGAGAAATGGCGCAAAGCTTATAAAGGTACACTAGGTGCATTAGATAAAGATGGTAAAGAGAGCACTCGTAAAGGTAGGCAACTACGCAAGATGATATACGAGCTTATTGAAAGTAAAATAGACAACAGTATTCCAATGCCTAAGATGCAGCCTCGCTATAAGACTGACATCCCTCTTGTAAATATAACAGAAGATTATTTAAAATTTGAAACAGACGAAGTATTTACAAAATATGTTAACGACAAAAATGAACGTTCAACATATGTAGACGGAACTACTTGGTTCAAAGTATGTTGGGACTCACTTAGCAATACTTATGAGCGTAGTGGTGACGTCCGAATAGAAACTAAAACTGTTGACCAAATTGTACCACAACCTGGTATTGACGACTACAGAGACCTTGAGTACATATTTGAGATTGACAGAATATCACTAACAAAGATATACGACCTATATCATAGAAAAATGATACCTATTAATAATACAACTAATGTCATTGACGTAGTATCTTGTTACTATTTAAATAGTGATAGAATAGTTGGTTTATTTATGTGGTGTCCGTCATCATTACAAGTTATTTGTAACGAGAAAGATTGGCAAATTCGTAAAGTTAGAACTTGCACAACTTGTGGAACAATTAACCCGCAAGGAGATACTTGTAGAGTATGTGGTGGTAAACATTTTAAGTATAAGAACGCTGAGGAAGAGATACTTGGCGAAGACTTAAAAGAGATTTACAATCCATATGACATAGGTGAAACCGATGACGAGAGTAAACGAGACGAATACAAAGAACGTACATTCTTGTCAGCAGGAACTACAATACCATTCTACAGGATTAGACAATTACCTTTTGTACCTAGACCTTCTATAAGCGATATGAACAGCATATATGGTACAAGCGAAGTATCTATATTGCTAGATATGCAAGATGCAGCTAATAAAGCATTAACTAAAGCATTTGACAAAACGATGAAGTCCGGCGCTGTAGTAACTAAACCAGAGAAGATGAAAATAAGCGATGAAGATAAAACATTTAAAGTATTGGGGGTTAGAAGTCCTGAAGAAGCACAAATGGTTCAAACTAAACAAGTTGTAGCTGATACTACTGGTGACATTATGATGGCTTCAATGTTATACGAAAGCGCTCGTTCATCATCAGGTGTAACTGAGAGCTTCCAAGGTAAATCTGACTCAACTGCATCATCTGGTAAAGCTAAACAATTTGCAGCATTACAGAGTGCTGGACGTATTGAGTCGTTGAGAGTAATGAAAGCCGCAGCATTTAGTGGTGTCTATGAGTTAGTATTTAAATACTTACTTGCATTCAGTGACGAGCCAAGAAAATTTGTAAAAGTATTACCAGATGGTAAAGAAACAGAAGAAGAATGGAACAAATATATGTTTCTTGCAAAAGACAATAACGGTAACATCTATTATAGAGATGACTTCCATTTTGGCAGCGACACAGCAGCTACATTGTCACAAGATAGAGTATCAATGTGGCAAGAAACAAGAGAACAATTTTTGCAAGGTTCATTTGGAAATCCATCAGACTCACGTACATTATTATTGTACTGGAACATTATGAATATGCTTGGCTATCCACTCGCTAAACTTGCTCTTGCAGGTATTAATGACAACTCACAACATTTACCAGCTGACGTTGAACAAGCTATTATGAGTAACCCTCAGGCAATGGCTCTTGTAGGACAACTTATATCACAAGGTCAAGAAACAAGAGGTGGTGCTAGACCTAACTCTGGGCCAGAAGGTAATGGAGCAACACATGCAGCTAATGTCGAGAGAACTAATGAGAGAAACAGAGCTGAGAACAAAGAACAAGCATTCGCGGCTCAGAACACATCTTTGCAGACAGCAGGAGGTAATCAATGAAAACATTAAACAATGATATAATTGTACATAGAGGTGAAACATTTACAATTGACAGAACAATTGTGAATAAAGACAATACGCCTTATATTGTAAGCAGTGAATTAAATAATCCATACTTCTTGCTAACTGTAACAACTACACGATATGAGCAAGATGATAGATATGTTTATCGTAAATGGCTAGACTTAAGTGACTTGATACTATTTAAACAAACTAATATTGTTAACTTATTTGATTTAAAGAAAAGTGCTGAGAGTACAGCGAATATGTATACTGGGTTTGATGACCCTAACATACAGAACTTATTATCATTCCCTGGAGTTGATAATGTATGTGCTTATGGTTGGGTTGATGGTAAAGCATATTATTACCAAGTAGGTGATGCTGTATTTACAGATGGTACAAACTATAAATATTGGGACCCTACCAAAACAACTTATGGTTGGACAGATTACAAAGCACCTAGAATTGTGGTTCCATTTACTAATGATGTTACTAAAGAATGGGAAGAACAGAGCTACAAATATAGCATAAACCTTGTATCCGGTACTTCATTACTTGAACATTTAAGAGGTCTTTGTGCTAAATACAATTTAGAGTATAAAGATAGTGATACAATAGATAGTTTAATATATTTATTATCTGTAAACAATATTGCTATTGACGTAGACGTTGACCAACCTATTGTAACATTGGACGTAAATTTACCAATTCTTGTACCAACTGATTTAACAGTTATGTCAGACTTAAATGGAGGTGAAGTATAATGGCAACAGAAAATGAAATAAATAAAAATATTATACCTGAAGTTCCTAAAGTTATACCTAATGAACAGCTATTTGTATATATTCAACCATCTACTAATTCTAATTTAGGTGTAATTAAAGGTACTTATAATCAAGCTATGATAATAGGTTTAAACAAAGATATTCTTGCAGACATTGTAGATGGTCAAATCAATAATATCTATATAAAGAAGACTGTTGCTGATACAACATCTTATATTAAACTTAAACAATATCTTGATACATTACAATCATATATTGATGGTGTACTTGATGGAACAGTAATAATTGAAAGAGCCAAAGCTGATGATGAAGGTGATATATTTAGAGATTATTACTTAAAGTCTAAACCACAAGATTTTACAGATGCAGAGAAAGCACAAATGAGAGAAAACATTGGAGCTGGTTCAGCGGTAGCTACATCAGTTCTTGTAAATGGTGTGTTACAAGGTGTAATACGTTTTAAATCAGACCCTCAAACGCAAATTGATAATGAAATTACAAATAGAGCAAATGCTGATGAAGCAATAATGAAAGCCATATCAAATCCTAACTTGTTAATAAATAGTAATTTTCAAGTTAATCAACGTGGACAAAGTTCTTATACTGGAACTAATTTATCCGTTGATAATTGGGAAATAGTAGGAAATTTAAGTACTGTTAATGTATCAAATAATAAAATTAGTGTAAGTTTTACTCAACAATTTTCACGTTTAAGGCAGTATGTAACTAATTTTGAACATTTAAAAGGAAAAACATTGACTATTTCAGCTAAAATATCAAATTATGTTCATACTAAACAGTACAATACAGTATTACAGGTTGACTCTGGAGTAGATGAAGTTATTAGAGTAGGACTAAAGAATGGTATAATTACTTTTAAGGGAGTATTTAATGAAAATGCTACTAAATGTCAAATAGAATTTTATAACTTTTCATCCACAAGTGATAATAACAATACAGATACATTTGATATTGAATGGGTAAAACTTGAAATAGGCTCTATTGCTACAGCATATTCACCAGAACCATATGAAAAAGACCTAGCAGCTTGTCAATGTATTGAAGGTGGTATTGCTACAACTTATATCAATCCTAATCTACTTGTAAATAGTAACTTTCAAATAAATAGTAGAGGACAAAGTAGTTATGATAATAGTGGCTCTAGTGGAGCAGCTATTAATACTATTGATAAGTTTAAATTAAGTTATGGCCATAAAATGGATGTCGGAGATAATGAAATAACTTTAATTAAATCTATTGCAACTACAAATAGGCAGTTAATATATGAATTTGATAATTATAAAATGCTTCTTGGCAAAAAAGTAACAGTATCTTTTAAGTATAAAAATTTAAGTTCTTTAGTTAACTATAGAATTGGGTTTTATGATGGAATAAATTTAACATATACAGACGGTATTTATAAATCAACGGAAGGAATTATTTATACTACACTTACGTTGCCTATTTCAATTACAGGAACAACGTATGAATTGTATTTATATCCGTATCAAACAAGTGATACTAATGTATCTATAACAATTGAATGGCTTAAATTGGAAATTGGTTCAATAGCCACATTGTATAGTCCAAAATCTTATGAAGAAGAACTTGCAGCTTGTAGAATACCTAATATTACATTAGACGTTCCTGATAGTGCAGTTCAAGGAACATTATCTGTAACAGACTTATCTATATTGCAATTTGATAAAGATACTGATATTATATTACATAATGAAGCCTATAGATATAGTGATACATTAAGTACTGGAACAATGTTAGTATATACTCATGTTGGTCAAGATACAGTTAAAGACTTTTATATAAAGTCTATCTCTATTACACTTTCAACAAGAGGTTGGATATTAACTTCACTTGATTTAACAGAATCATTAAAAAATATAAATATTGTACCAGATGTTTTTCATTCAGAAGTAGTATTTACAAATGTACAAACAAGTAGCACATCCTCTCCTGTAAATGGCTGGTGTACAATTAATGTTAATAACGCATCTACAGCTAGTTATATTAGAGTTAGCACAAAAAATTCTTCCAATGTAAGTACAGGCATAGGACTAACTCAAAATTTCAGTGCTGGTCAATATCCTGCACTATTCGTTCCTGTCAAGAAGGGCGATATCATTGAAGTTAATAGTGGTATTGCAATTACAGGTTATTTTACTTTTACTTCATCTGTACAAGTATTTAATAATTAAGGAGGAACTTATGCCATTAATTAAAAGTAAATCAAATAAAGCATTTCAACATAATGTTAAAGCTGAAATGAAAGCTGGAAAACCAAAGAAACAGGCTTTGGCGATAGCATATTCTGTAAAAAGAAAAGCTAAAAAGAAATAATGGACACATTGCAAATTGTAAGTATAATATTCTTCATTGTATACATACCTGTACTTGCTATTTATGTATACAAGAAGCATATTAAAAAGGAGTAATTATGGTAATATTAGAACACGACAAATTAATAGAAGCATTACGACAAGAACGTGAAAGAATATGTTTTCCTATAATCAATCGTGGTAAACTATGGTATGACACATTAACTAATGAACAATATGCTGAACTTAAACAATGGTATTATGATTGGCTTGACGTTACTAAAACTCAAACTATACCAGAAGCGCCAAATTGGTTATATGACAAAATAAAAGACGAGGAGATAACATTATAATGGAATTTTTTAAAAACATTGGAAAATGGTTTATTGAAAACAAGGACTCAATTGTATTAGTTTTAACATCATCTCAATTTATTGCATTAGTAACTGCTATTTTAACACTTGTAAAGAGTAAAAGAAGTAGAAACGATAATACTGCTTCAAATAAAGTTCTTGCAGAAAAGTTAGACAAACTTACAAGCGAGCTAGAAGTACTTAATTCAATGCAAAAAGATTTAGTTGAGATTAAAACGGCTATCGATACTATAAATGAGAATACGACTAATCAGT